TGCTTCTGCTGCTCAAAAAACTGTAACTTGGAAAATAAGTAATCCATATGTTAAAGCTGGTATGACTGCTTTTGATGATGGTGTTTCACTTGGTTTAGTTGACAGTATTAATAGTTCAACTTCTTTAGAATTAGTAACAAATGTACCTGGAGGTGGTATAGCGGATGCTTCTATATTAACATTCTCATATACAGTTCTTCCTTCTGTTACAGTTACAACGATAGACAACAAACAACTAACCTTTACTAATCCTGCTCAAGGATTTGTACTACCAGTTTCAGTAGTACAAGTTAATTCTGTCGCAGGCGGTGTTTCAGGTTTATTAGCACTAGATTAAAATGAGATCACCACTATTAAAAAAATTTCCTGAAATAAAGGAAAGTAACAAAGGTAAGTTTACTAAATGGGCCAAAAAAAATGGCTTTAAAGATGCTTGCTCAGCAGCAAGTTCTGTTATGAGTAATACTAAAAAATATTCCGAATCGGTAGTTAAAATGGCAAACTACGCAAAAAACTTCGGTTGTAAAACTAAAAAATAAAAAATGGATACAAAAATTACAATGCGTAATGTGAAGTCTGCTATTAAAGACGATAAAGCACACATCGATTATTTAAAAAGAGATGTTTTAGATGATCAAAAAAAAGGAGGTAAATACAAAGATATTAATCAAACGGCTGATGAAAAACACATCTCTAAATTAGCTGGAGACATTAAACACGATCACACTTTTTTGTCTAAACACATGAAACACAATAAATAATATGAACAAAATGGAAAAAATGCCTCCAAAAATGCATGGTGGTGGTAAAGAAGCTAAAGATCTTGAATCATTTCCAGGCGGAATGCCAGGACCTGGTAAAATAATTTCAGGTAGTCACTCAAAAGGTAAATTCATGGCAACACCTAAATACAAGTCAGAAAAAGCTATGCCTAAATACAAAGAAAAAGGTATGCCTAAATCTAAAAATATGGTAAAAGGACCAGATGGAAAAATGGTTCCAGATTATGCTGTAGATGGAAAAGGTAGTGGTGATTTAGCTCCAAAAAAATATGGAGATAAAAAATCTATGCCGGCTTACAAAGATAAGAAATCTATGCCAGCTTATAAAGATAAAAAATAATAAAACCAACAAACCATTACGAGTACACCAATTAACAATTAATTATTAACAAACAAAAAAACAATTATTATGGGAGGTTATTTAGAAATACCAATCACAGGTGGATCAGCTGCAACATCAAATACAAATAAATTTGTAATTGATAAAGGCGACATCGTATTAATTCACCAAGGAACTGTTGGAGCTCCTCAAACAAATCCAACAACAAAATCAGCAATCATCATGCAAGATGGTGTTGAATTACAACTTACTCACACTGCTGCTGCAAGTGGTTTCTCAGTATTAGACGCTATTTTAGATGCTTATTCTGGAAATCCAGGTAACGGTGTATCAAAAGTAGGTGGTGTGCCAGCTACAGTTAGTAGTACTGGTCAAGCCCTTACTTTTGTAGTATTTAGCCAAGTTGCTATTTCATAATGAAATCTAGAGGCTTAGGAGACGATATTGAAAAATTCACCAAAGCAACTGGAATCAAAAAACTCGTTGACACAGTTTCACAGGGTTTAAACATACCCTGTGGCTGTGAGCAGCGTAAAACAGCATTAAATAAAATGTTTCCAAGAAAATGAGTTTTAAATTAGTTCCACCTTATAAAAAAAATGCAACTCCAATAGTCAATATGCCTATGGAAGAAAATGTAATGGGTAGAGCTGATAAAAGAGGAAATATTTTGTTAAACAAAAATTTAACTGATCCAATACAAATTCAAGACACTATTGATCATGAAAACGTACATATAGATCAAATGAAAAGTGGAGAGTTAGATTATGATGATGAAAATGTATATTGGAAAGGTAAAAAATATCCAAGAAAAGAATTTAACGAAAGTAATAAAAAATTACCGTGGGAAAAACCCGCTTATAAAGCAGGATAATTATGTCTAAACCTAAGAAAAAATTTAAAGACACTACAGTGGGTAAACTATTGTTTGGTGCAGCTTCATTAGTTAATCCTGCTCTAGGCAACGTGCTAAGTGGTGTAACTTCACCCTCTGAAGCTATTGCTGCTATTGGTAAATCTGACGTAAGTAGTGAAGATAAAATAAAATTACAACAACTTATATTTGATCAACAAAATAAAGAAATGGAAAGTATCACCTCTAGATGGCAAGCAGATAGCTTATCAGATTCTTGGCTTTCTAAAAATGTACGCCCTCTAGTTTTAGTGTGGTGTATTATTATATTCTCATTAGCCGGTATATTAGATAGTGTAGAATCAATACCATTCCATATAGGTGAAACATGGAATGATACTTTTGAAAAAGTAATGATGTCCGTTGTTTTAGCCTATTTCGGCGGACGCACGACTGAAAAGGCTACAAGTTTATTTAAAAAATAAATAAAACCTGTAACTATATTAATATAAAATAAATAACTAAATTAAATTCAATTAAAATGAGTGAAGCAAAACAAATGATTACCGAAGACCAACTGAAAAAAATTCAGGACTTTCAAAAAGAGTTAAATAAACTTTTAAATGAAGTTGGATTTTTAGAGGCCCAAAAAACCGCAATATTAGCGAAGTTTCATGAAGTTAACAAAGAAACTGAGGACTTTAAAAAAGAATTAGAGAAAGAGTACGGATCTATAAATATTAATTTAGAAGATGGTTCTTTTACTCCAATCGAAAAAGAACAAGAAGATAAGAAATAATGTCATCTGTAATTAGAAAGATAAGTATTGGTTCTGACTACAAAACCGATGCAATGCACTATTCGATAGGGCAGTCGGTATATGGTGGTCATACAATATCACATATACTTTCTGATTCTAAAGACAATTCTTATAATATTTTTATCAAAAAAAATGACGAGGTATTGCCGTGGAAGAAATTTAATTCTAACATGGCAATATCCGTTGAGTATGATTTAGAATACTAATGAAAAGTTTATTTGATTTTATTGTTAAACCTTATGGTGAACGATATAATAATAAAGTTAAAGTAGGTGACAAAAGCCTTATAATAAACACTCAGATAGAAACCTTTAAATCAGTTAACAATATAGCTAAAGTTATACAAGTTCCTTTAGCTTATAAAACTACAATAAAAAAAGGTGATTTAATTATGATTCATCATAATGTTTTTAGAAGATGGTATAATATAAGGGGTGATGAAAAAAATAGTAAATCATATTTTAAAGATGGTTTATATTTTGTAAATAAAGATCAAATTTATCTTTATAAAAGAAACAACAAATGGATGTCTTTTAATGATAGATGTTTTGTAGCACCACTTAGAGATAATGTTGAAATACACAACTGGTTAGAACAAGGTCTTATTGGAGTATTAAAATATGGTAATAGTGCGTTAGAAGCGCTAGAAATAACCGAGGGAGACGTTATAGGATATAAACCTTTTGGTGAGTTTGAGTTTATCGTAGATGGTAAACGTCTTTATTGTATGAAATCTAATGATATTGTAATAAAATATGAACGTCAAGGAAACGAAGTTGAGTATAATCCAAGCTGGGCACAGAGCAGTTGAGGAATTAATAAAAGTAGCTAAAGAAGCTATTGTTGATTCAGATGATGACATATCTGCAGATAGATTAAAAAATGCTGCAGCTACAAAGAAGCTTGCTATATTTGATGCTTTTGAAATACTTAATCGTATTGAAGAAGAAAACAATATTTTAGATAACAAGCAGGTTGATAAAAAAGAAAAAACTTTTAGTGGGTTTGCAGAAAGAAGATCTAAATAATGTACAAGCAAACTTTATATAAAATAATAGAACCTATTAAACCCCATGTAATAAAAAGATTAAATAAATCTAAAAAATGGGAATACGGTTATAACAAAGAATATGATATTATTGTTATATCTAAAACAGGGCAAATAGGTGAAATATATGAAATACAAAATTTACAAATAGCTTTACCTTTAGTAGATAACCCACATAAAAGATCTAATAAAAAATTAGAACAATATTGGGAAGTATTTAAATATAAAAAAGAATTAAAACAAATTAAAACAATATTTGATTGGAAAGCTTACCCAGTTCAATTCAAAGAAAAATTATACGATTACATCGATAAAGAATTTAAAAGAAGAGATGAAGGTTTTTGGTTTTATAACAAAGGTATGCCTACCTATCTTACTGGTACTCACTACATGTATTTGCAGTGGTCAAAGATTGATGTTGGGCAAGCAGATTTTAGGGAAGCAAACAGATTATTCTTCATATTCTGGGAAGCTTGCAAAGCAGATACAAGATGCTACGGAATGTGTTATCTTAAGAACAGACGTTCAGGATTCTCTTTTATGGCATCAGGCGAAACTGTTAACATGGCCACAATATCGAGCGATGCTAGATTCGGCGTCTTATCAAAGTCTGGGGCTGATGCTAAAAAAATGTTTACCGATAAAATCGTACCAATCTCAGTTAATTATCCGTTCTTCTTCAAGCCGATCCAAGATGGTATGGATAGACCAAAAACGGAACTCGCATATAGAGTACCGGCGTCAAGATTTACTAGAAAAAAACTTGACAATAATGAACAAATTGAAGAAATCGTTGGACTCGATACAACTATTGATTGGAAAAACACAGGAGACAACTCCTATGACGGAGAAAAACTCGCGCTACTTGTACATGATGAGGCGGGTAAATGGGAAAAGCCAGAAAACATCCTCAACAACTGGAGGGTTACAAAAACAACGTTAAGATTAGGTAGTAGAATTATAGGTAAATGTATGATGGGATCAACGAGCAATGCTCTTGATAAAGGTGGTAGAAATTACAAAAAAATATATTATGACTCAGACGTTACAAAAAGAAACCGCAACGGACAGACTAGCTCAGGATTATATTCTTTGTTTATACCTATGGAATGGAACTACGAAGGATACATTGATACTTATGGATACCCTGTCTTTGACACTCCGCAACAACAAGTTAAGGGAATCGATGGTCAAAAGATTGAAATCGGGGTTGTACAGCACTGGGAGAATGAAGTAGATGGCCTTAAGGATGATCCTGATGCACTTAATGAATTATATAGACAATTTCCACGTACTGAAAAACACGCGTTCAGAGATGAAACAAAAAGATCTTTATTTAATCTAACTAAGATTTATGAACAAATAGATTATAACGAAGGTTTAAAATATTCAGGCGTTATTACACAAGGTAATTTTCATTGGAAAGAAGGTATACAAGATACACAAGTAATGTTTGTACCTAGTAAACAAGGTAGATTTTTAGTATCTTGGGTTCCAAAAGAAGATCAACAGAATAGAGTTTTAATAAAAAACGGAGCTAAATATCCTGCAAACGAACATATGGGAGCTTTTGGATGTGACTCATATGATATATCAGGAACTGTAGACGGTAGAGGATCAAAAGGCTCTTTACACGGTTTAACTAAGTTTACAATGGACGATTGTCCACCAAATTTATTTTTTTTAGAATATATATCTAGGCCTCAAACAGCAGAGATATTTTTTGAAGATGTTTTAATGGCTTGTCATTTTTATGGTATGCCGCTGCTTGCAGAAAACAATAAACCTAGATTATTGTATTATTTTAAAAGAAGAGGTTATAGAGGTTTCTCTATGAATAGACCTGATAAAACTTTATATAAATTATCAATTACTGAAAAAGAAATAGGTGGTATACCTAATTCAAGTGAAGACATAAAACAAGCACACGCTGCGGCCATAGAAGCTTATATTGAAATGTTTGTAGGTTACAATAATGAACAATATGGCACTATGTATTTTCAAAAAACACTAGAAGACTGGGCTGCTTTTGATATTAATAATAGAACTAAACACGATGCTTCAATAAGTTCTGGTTTAGCGATTATGGCTTGTAATAAAAATAAATATAGACCTGTTGCCGAAACTATAAAACAAGTTGTTAATTTAAGCTTTTCTAAATATGACAATAAAGGTGATAAATCAAAAATAATTAATAGATGAAATTAAACACTGGTATTAATAGTGCGTTTCCAAGTCAGATGGTATCTGAGGAGGAAAAGAAAAGTTTAGAATATGGATTATTAGTTGGGCAAGCTATTGAATATGAATGGTTTAGAGGAGGTAGAGTAAATGGTAGCAGATGGAACACAGGTTATGAAAACTTTCACAATTTAAGATTATACGCTAGAGGAGAACAAAACGTACAAAAATATAAAGATGAATTATCTATTAATGGTGATTTATCTTATTTAAATTTAGACTGGAAACCAGTTGCTATCATACCTAAATTTGTAGATATAGTTGTAAATGGTATTTCATCTAAAGAATATGATTTAAATGCTTATGCTCAAGATCCTTTTTCTTTAAAACAAAGAACTGATTATGTAAGTAGTATATATAGAGATATGATGGCTAAAGAATATCTTGATAATATACAACAAACAACTGGTATGAATTTATATAATTCAGATCCAAAAGTATTACCACAATCTAAAGAAGAACTAGAAATACACATGCAGCTTAATTATAAGCAGTCTGTAGAAATTGCTGAAGAAGAAGCTATAAATAATACATTGGCTTTTAATAAATATCAATTAACTAAAAAAAGAATAATTGAAGATATAGTTACTATTGGTATTGGAGCCGTTAAAACAAGTTTTAATAAATCAGAGGGTGTTGTAGTAGATTATGTTGATCCTGCTAATTTAGTTTATTCGTACACTAATGATCCTAATTTTGAAGATGTATATTATGTAGGCGAAATAAAGTCTATGACACTAGCTGAGATTAAAAAAAGGTTTCCATACCTTACAGATGAAGAATTAGAAAAGATGGTTAGGTATCCAGGTAGAGATGGTTATATTGCTAATCCTAATTACGATAATGATTTAGTACAAATATTGTTTTTTGAATATAAAACGTTTATTGATCAAGTTTTTAAAATTAAAAAAACAGATACAGGTCTAGAAAAAACATTAGAAAAGCCGGATACTTTTAATCCACCAGAAAGTGATAATTTTGATAGAATATCAAGATCAATAGAAGTATTATTTAGTGGTGCTAAAGTAATGGGTGTTCCACAAATGCTAGAGTGGAAATTAGCAGAAAATATGACTAGACCTAAAAGTGATTTAACTAAGGTTAAAATGAATTATGTTATATGTTCACCTAATTTATATCAAGGGCGTATAGAATCTTTAGTTAGTAGAATAACTGGTTTTGCTGATTCAATACAATTAACTTCTTTGAAACTTCAACAAGTAATTGCTAGAATGGTACCAGATGGTGTTTTTGTAGATGTAGATGGTTTAGCAGAAGTTGATTTAGGTAATGGTACTAATTATAATCCGCAAGAGGCGTTAAACATGTATTTTCAAACTGGTAGTATAGTTGGTAGAAGTTTAACTCAAGATGGTGACCCTAATAGAGGTAAAGTACCTATACAAGAATTACAAACCTCAAGTGCTAATGGAAAAATATCTTCACTAATAAATACTTATCAGTATTACCTACAAATGATAAGAGATGTAACGGGTCTTAATGAAGCACGTGATGGCAGTTTACCAGACAAAGACTCTTTAGTCGGATTGCAAAAAATGGCTGCCAATGCTTCTAATATTGCAACAAAACATATATTAGATGCTAGCTTATACTTAACTTTAAGAACTTGTGAAAATATATCATTAAGATTAGCTGATGCTTTAGAATTTGATTTAACTAAACAAGCTTTAATGCAAAGCATATCATTAACTAATACTCAAAATTTAGAAGAATTAAAAAATCTTCATTTATATGATTTTGGTATTTACATGGAACTAGAGCCTGATGATGAGGAAAAAGCTAAATTAGAACAAAATATACAAGTAGCTTTACAAAGTGGCCAAATATACTTAGAAGATGCTATTGATATAAGAGAAGTTAAAAACATTCAATTAGCTAATCAAATATTAAAATACAGAAGAATACAAAAGCAAAAACAAGATCAAGCTGCTCAACAACAACAAATTCAAGCTCAAGCTCAAGCTAATGCTCAAGCTTCTGAACAAGCGGCTATGAACGAAGTTCAAAAACAGGAAGCTTTAGCTAATACAAAAATACAAATTGAACAAGCAAAATCTCAGTTTGAAATACAAAGAATGGAACAGGAAGCATTAATTAAAAAGCAATTAATGGCTGAAGAGTTTAATTATCAATTACAATTAGCTCAAGCAGATGCTTCTAAAATGAGAGAAAAAGAACAATTTATAGAAGATCGTAAAGATAAAAGAACAAAAATACAAGCAACACAACAATCAAAAATGATTGAACAACGTCAAAATGATTTATTACCTACAGATTTTGAATCTGCTGGAAATGATAATTTAGGCGGATTTGGTTTAGAGCAGTTTGAACCGCAATAAACTATTTATTAATTTATATTATATTATATTATGTCAGAACAAGTTAAACAAGAGGGTACTTTTAAAGTTAAAAGGCCTAGAAAACTAGTGAAAAAAGATGAGCCTATTAAAGTAGATTTATCTAAAATTAATCAACCAAAAGAAGAACAAAAAGATGCCGTTCAAGTCGGAGAAACAAAGGAGGTGGCTATGGAAGAACAAACCGGAAATAGCCCTCAAGTGGACAAACCAATATCAGAGCCCGAAAAGGTTCCTGAAGATAAAGAAGAAAAGCCAATAATCGAAGAGGTTGTTGAAGAAGAAAAGCCTACAGAAGAAAAACTAGAAGAAGATATTGTAGAATTAGGTGAAAAAATTGAAGAAAAAGTTATTACTCCTACTCCAGAAGAGTCAAGAGAAATAGCTAAACTACCTGAAAACATCGAAAAAGTCGTAGACTTTATGAAAGAAACAGGTGGTACATTAGAAGACTATGTTAGACTTAATGCAGATTATTCTAACGTAGATAATGATTCTCTATTAAGAGAATATTATAAACAAGCCAAGTCACACTTAACATCAGAAGAAGTTAACTTTATGATTGAAGATAATTTTTCTTTTGATGAAGAAGTAGACGAGGAGCGAGATATTCGTAAGAAAAAACTCGCTTATAAAGAAGAGGTTGCAAAAGCAAAACAGCATTTAGAAGGTTTAAAAAGTAAATATTACGAGGAAATCAAGTTGAGACCTGGTATTACACAAGACCAACAAAAAGCTATGGACTTTTTTAACCGCTATAATGAAGAGCAAAACACAGCTCAACAACAACATGAAGATTTTAAATCTAATACTAAAAAATATTTTACTGATGATTTCAAAGGTTTTGATTTCCAAGTCGGTGAAAAGAAATTTAGATACGGAGTTAAAAACCCTGATGAGGTTGCAACTAAACAATCAAATATTACAAACACAATTAAGAAGTTCTTAGATTCAAAAGGTAATGTAAAAGATGTTAAAGGTTATCACAAAGCTATGTATGCCGCAGACAATGTTGACTCAATTGCAAAACATTTTTATGAGCAAGGTAAATCCGATGCTACTAAAGATCTTGTTGCTAAATCCAAAAATATAACAGAAGACAGTAGGCCGTCGCCCACTGGAGAAGTTATGGTTGGAGGGTTTAAAGTTAAAAGTGTAAGCGGTCTTGATTCTTCAAAATTGAAGATTAAAACAAGAAAATTTAACTAAAACTAAAAATTATTAATTATGGGACAAATTTCTCCTGTGTTTGGAAGTATAGTACCTTCTCAACAACAATTAGCGCTACAGGGTAACTACTTAGCGTTTAATACTGGTGGTGCAAATGATTTTATCCAGCAGTACCTACCTGAAGTTTACGAACAAGAGGTAGAAAGATATGGAAACAGAACGTTAAACGGTTTCCTTAGAATGGTTGGCGCTGAAATGCCAATGACATCTGATCAGGTTATCTGGTCTGAGCAAAATAGATTACATATTTCTTATGACAATGTAAACCAAACTGGTGGTGCAGGTTCTGTTCAATTAGAATTTGCATTAGGTGGTACCCCTGCGGTTGCCAACGCTATTTTTCCTAACGACACAATAGTTGTTATGAACCCATCTACTGGTGTTACAATTAAAGCTGTTGTTAGAAGTAGTGTAGCTGCTGGTATAGGACAAAGAGTAATTGCTTATCCTTTTACTGCTGCTAACTTTGATGCTTTAGGAGTTGGAGCTACAAACTTAAAAATGTTTGTTTATGGTTCTTTATTCGCTAAAGGATCTAATGGACCTATAGATGCTGCTGGTAATGCAGGAACTTATAAGTCTATACAACCAACATTTACTCAATATTCAAACAACCCTATTATAATCAAAGATTCTTTTGAAATCAATGGTTCTGATATGGCTCAGATTGGTTGGGTAGAAGTTGCTACTGAAGATGGTACATCAGGATACCTTTGGTATTTAAAGTCTGAGTCTGAAACAAGACTAAGATTTGATGACTATTTAGAAATGGCAATGGTTGAAGGTGAACTAGCTACAGGTGCTGGTGGTTCAAGTTTTGCTGCTCAGGTAGCTAACGTACCAGGATTTGGTTTTGCTGGAGCTGCTGCTCTAGGTACTCAAGGTCTTTTTGCTGCTATCCAAGCAAGAGGTAATATTATGTCTGGCTTCTCTGCTGGTACAGGTTTATCTGACTTTGATCAAGTACTTAAAAACTTAGATACTCAAGGTGCTATCGAAGAAAACATGCTTTTCTTAAATAGAGACTTAGATTTAGATTTTGATGACATGCTAGGACAAATCTCCGGTGGTATAGCTGGTGGTGTTGCTTATGGTTTGTTTGAAAACTCTGAAGATATGGCACTTAACCTTGGTTTCTCTGGTTTCAGAAGAGGTTCTTATGACTTCTACAAAACTAGCTGGAAATACTTAAATGACGCTTCTACGAGAGGTGCTGTTGCTGTAAGTAACATCGAAGGTGTATTAATACCTGCTGGAACTTCAACTGTTTATGACCAACAACTTGGTACTAACATTAGAAGACCTTTCTTGCACGTAAGATATAGAGCTTCACAAACTGAAGATAGACGATACAAAAACTGGATCACAGGATCTGCTGGTGGTGCTTACACTACTAACTTAGATGCTATGCAAGTTAACTGGTTGTCTGAAAGATGTTTGGTTACTCAAGCTGCGAATAACTTCGTATTATTCCAACAGTAAAATTGCTTTAAAGTTTATCTCCGTCTTAATGGCGGAGATATTCTTTATTTATTAATTATATTATATTATATCATGTCAAAAACTAAAGAATTAAAAACCCCGAAATGGGAGATAAAAGATAGAAGATATTATCTTTTAAATGGTGCAGAGCCATTAACTTTTACGTTGCACTCAAAAAATTCAAGAAGATCACCATTAATGTGGTTTGATGAAGCAAAAGGAGAACAAAGAGAATTAAGATATGCAACTAATCAAAATTCACCACTTGTAGATGAACAAAAAGGTGAAATCATTTTAGGCCATATTATATTTGAAGATGGTGTATTAGCTGTGCCTAAAGAAAAACAAAACTTACAAAAATTATTATCATTATATCATCCAAGAAAAAATGCTGTATATGCTGAATGGGAAGCAGAGGTAATAGCAGAAGATGAATTAGTAGATATTAATTTGGAAATAGATGCTTTATTAACTGCTAAAGAAATGGATATAGATCACGCTGAAGCAGTATTAAGAGTAGAACAAGGTTCTAAAGTTAACAGTTTAACCTCTAAAGAACTAAAAAGAGATCTACTTATAATGGCAAAGAAAAACCCAAAGTCTTTTATGGCTATAGCTGCTGATGAAAATGTTGGATTAAGAAATAGTGGAATCGTAGCTGAAGAAAGAGGTATTATTAAACTATCTCAAGATCAAAGAAGTTTTCATTGGGGATCTAATAATAGAAAATTAATGAATATACCATTTGATGAAAATCCATATTCAGCTTTAGCCGCTTGGTTTAAAACTGATGAAGGTGTAGAAGTTTATAAAACAATTCAGAAAAAGTTGCAATAATATGTAACTATAATATAGTGAAGGGTCACTATTGTGGCCCTTACCACTATTAACATAAAATATTAAAATGGCAATAAACGTAAATACTGTATACCAAACCGTTTTATTAATATTAAACAAAGAACAGAGAGGTTATATGACACCTGTTGAATTTAATAAGATAGGTGCTCAATCTCAATTAGAAATATTTGAAACATATTTTGATAGTTTAAATCAGCAGTTACGTGTTCCACAAGCCGATGTCGATTATTCAGATCGAGTAGTCAATATAAATGAAAAACTCTCTATATTTAAAGAGTTTGGAAACGCTACATCAATATCTTCAAGTAACGTTTTTAATTTACCACAACAATTAGGTCATAACACAGGTAAAGCCTCTGTTATAGGAATGGTGACAAATCCCACTGCTACAGCTGGTGCTACCACTCAGTATGCTATTGGTAATAATGGTGATGGTATTACTGTTACATCTGATCAAATTCAAAATGGAGTTGTTGAAGTTTTTGGTGGTGATAACTTAATTAGCCCATCAGAATATAGTATAAATGGTTTAAATATAGATTTTCATGCTCAACCTTTAACAGGTTTAACTTTATCAGTAAATTACTATCCTATACAATTTTATAGACTAGGAGATATATTTTACACAAATGGAGCTTTACCTGCTCAAGAAGTAGAATTAGTAGGTGCAAAAGATTTGTATCATTTGTTAAGTTCTAATTTAACAAAACCTACAACTACATATCCTATATATACTTATAAAAATAATCAAATAACTATTTACCCTACTACTATAAACAACAATATAAGTTTATCATATATAAGAAAACCTTTACCACCTATTTGGAATTTTACATTAGGAACAAATAGCTCTTATGTGTTTAGTTCAGCAACCTCTTTTAACTTTGAAATACATCCAGCTGATCAAACAGAATTAATATTAAAAATATTATTATATGCTGGTGTTGTAGTTAAAAATCCTCAAATTGTACAAGTAGCAGCTCAACAAATTGCTCAAGAAAATATAAATCAACAAAGATAATAAATTATGCCAGTACCAAATGGAGGTTTAATAACCGAAACTAACAGACAATATTACGCTGGAGCACAGCAGTTTACAGTACCAGCTACTGCTATTAATCAAACTTTTACAAGTACATTTAATACTAATTTGGTTTTTGGTGGATCAGATCCAGCATCGTTAGGTTATAATTTAAACAATTTTAAAATATTCACAAGTCCTGACGCTCAGGTTTGGACTGAATTAACACCAACATCAGCGGTATCTTCAACTACAGGTAAGAATACAGCTGTAGCTGTAAACGTGGGTAATCCAACAGCTTTACCTTTAACGGTAACTAATCCAAATGTGTTAAAAGACATGACCGTTGTAAATGCTTCTACAGGTGCAGTTTATGGAACTGTTTTGGCAGATCTTCCTATTGGAAACACTAATGTAACTTGTAATATAACAACTCAAATTCCCCCGTCTACAGATTTAAGATTTCAATTTGCTAGTCCTTGGACGATGTCTAGTCAGAATATAATTACAGTTGCTGCTTCTTTAACCATTAACACTTATTTAAAAATACAACTAAACGAAAATACTCTAGATGATGTACACGGTGATTATGAATATACAAGATTAAATGATGTTATTGATAATTTTCTTATAGCTTATGTTGGAGCGGGTAAATTAATACCTAGTGTAAAAAGAACTGATGTTATTTTTCATGCGAGACGTGGTTTACAAGAGTTTAGTTATGATACTTTAAAGAGTATAAAATCTCAAGAACTTACAGTTCCAACTACATTGAGTTTAATTATACCTCAAGATTATGTTAATTACGTTAATTTATCTTGGGTTGATAGTTTAGGTGTTTTACACACTATATATCCTACAAACAACTTAAATCAATCGCCTTATTATACGTTTGCTCAAGATAACGAAGGTAAACCTATACAAGATGCCAGCGATTCAAATACAGAAGTTACATCGGAAATTGACGATAGATGGGATAAAACAAACCCTAGGTTTATAAGTGGAGGTTTTAAAAATGATTTAAATAATGCTAATGTTTTAGATCGTAGTTATTATGATGCATTTTTAGGTCAACGATATGGTTTAGAGCCACAAACAAGTCAAAAAAATGGATGGTTTAAAATTGATCAAAGAAAAGGTACTTTTAACTTTACTAGTAACTTATCAGAAAAACTTATTTTATTGGAATATATATCTGATGGAAATGCTTATGATCTTGATGCTAGAATTCCTAAATTAGCTGAAGAAGCTTTATATTCACATATATTATATTCTATACTATCTACAAGAGTTGGTATACAAGAGTATATTGTAAGAAGGTTTAAACAAGAGAGAAGTGCTAAATTAAGAAATGCTAAAATAAGATTATCTAACATTAAACTTGATCAGATAGTTCAAGTAATGAGGGGTAAATCTAAATGGATTAAACACTAAATATGGCTGAAATTAAAAACAGTTTTCTAAGATCCAAGATGAATAAAGACTTGGATGATAGATTAATACCTAACGGAGAATATAGAGATGCGCAGAACATATCTGTAGGTAAATCAGAGGCTGATGATATTGGCGCTTTAGAAACTGTTTTAGGCAACACTTTAAAATCAAATTTTGGATTAAGTAATAGTGCTATAGAAGTAGTTGGTCAAATGGCTATAGAAGAAAGAAATAGTATTGTAGTTTTTTTAAGTGATTATACAGATCCTTATACAAATGGTAATCCTACATTAGCACCATCAACAAACAACTGTTATATATTTGAATATAGCAATGGAACTGCAACAAAATTAGTAGAAGGTAATTTTTTAAATTTCTCTATAAACAAACCTGTTTTAGGTATAAGTGTTATAGAAAGTTTATTATTTTTTACAGATAATAGAAATCAACCTAGAAAAATAAACATAGATGAGGCTGATAATGGACTTTATTATACTCAAGAAAGTGATATATCTGTTGCAAAATATAACCCATATAAACCTATAAGCTTTTTAAAAAAGGTTAATACAACAACTACAACATCTGGATCTAGTAATACACTAACGGTAGCTAGCACTACAGGTATTGAAAAGGGTATGAGTGTAGTAGAATATGGTAATACAAATATAGAACCACAAGATTATATATATGTAGTTAATATAAATGGTGGTGCAACTTTTGGTAGTTTAGTTGGTGGATCTGGTTATACTAATACTAACGGTGTTGCTACAACAGTAACTCCCGCTGGTGGAACTGGATTAACTGTTAATATAACTACTACAGCTGGAGCTGTTAGTGGTGTTACAATTGCAAACCCAGGAGATGGATATAGTATAAATGATGTAATAACTATAACAGGTGGTGGAGGTAATGCTACTATAACTTTAACCGCTATTAGTAACATAGTTTTAAATGCTACGGTTTCAGGTTTAACAAGTGGAGATACTATTTATTTTTTATCTACAACTATGACTGGTGAAGAAATTACTTTTAATTTTAATAATGGTAGTGCTTCTACTTGGCCAGGTGATCCGGATTATTTAGAAAGTAAATTTATAAGATTAAGTTATAGATTTGAATATGATGATGGGGAATATTCTTTAATGGCACCTTTTACTCAAATATGTTTTATACCAAAACAAAAAGGATATTTTTTAGCAAATCAAGAAGATGAGGCTTATAGAAGTACTATATTGGAATTTATGGAAAATGGTGTTCAAAATATTGAACTATTAATTCCTTTTCCTGATTTATTAAGTAAAGTACAACCAACGACTGAAGGGTCTTATAAAATAAAATCTTTAGATATATTATACAAAGAATCAGATGGTTTAGTTGTAAAAGTTATTGATACAATAAAATTTAACGAAAACAATGCTTCAGGAGTACCTTGGATTAATAACACTACAACTAATATATACACTTATCAATATCAGTCAAGAAAACCCTTCATGACACTTTCTCCATCTGAAATAACGAGAGTTTATGACAAAGTTCCTGTAAAAGCTTTAGCTCAAGAAACGTCTGGTAATAGGATTATATATGGAAATTTTATTGACAAATATACTCCTCCTACGTTATTAGATTATGTTGTAGGTATAGGTCCAAAATCTCAAGCTTTAAATTACGATAATTGGGCAGAATATCCTAATCATTCTGTTAAACAAAATAGAAATTATCAAGTTGGTTTTGTTTTGATAGATAAATGGGGTAGACAGTCAGATGTTGTTTTATCTCAAGTACAAACCTCTACACAGGTTGCTGCTGATGGAACAGTTTATGGTGGAGACACTATATATGCTCCTTATCATCCTGATAATAATAACCCTAGTATAAAACAATGGTTAGGTGATTCATTAAAAATTAATATAAATAGTCCAATTAACTCTAATTTAAATATTCAACAAGGATCACCAGGTTTATATGCTGATTCAAGAGGAGGTTTTAATATAGCTGGTTATACTCCTTCTATTACAACTAGCGCTCCTTATACTTATACTTTTAAACTTAATGGAAATGGACCAAGTAATGTGCCTATTGTTGGATCATATTTAAGAGGACAATTTAAAGATTTTGTAAAAGTAACAAACGTAACATCAAGTGTTGTAAATGTTACTACCACTACTAACAACAATATAGTAAGTTCTACTACTGCTTTTACTTTACCAAATCCTGGTAATAATCTTATATTACCCGGTATGACTTTATCGGGAACAGGAGTTCCAGCAGGTCTTTTTATAGCAACTAAAACCGACGCTGAAAACTTTACATTAAATACAAGTACTTCTTTTGCGGCTAATATTAACCCAATTACATATTCTATTACACAATATGTTGTTACATGTGATGGTCAGATTAATAATGATATTTATTCATTAAAAGATCCTGCTATAAGCCCTGATAATAAAATTTCTTACACTATAAACCCTATAGGGTGGTATTCTTATAAAATAGTAGTAAAACAACAAGAACAAGATTATTATAATTGTTATTTACCTGGATTCTTAGATGGGTATCCTGGGCAAGCTGCTGTAACATTTCCCACTAATGAAGATGGTAAAACTGGGCATGTTGTATTGTTAAATGATAATATTAATAAAATACCTAGAGATTTATCAGAAGTTGGTCCTCAACAAAAACAATTTAGAAGTTCAGTAAGATTATTTGGTAGAGTAAATAATACTGCAAGCGATAATTTACAATTTTTTCCCGTAAATAGCACTACTCAAAAATTACCACTATCTATTACAGCAGATACTATAGCAACCGCTGATGATTTAAAGATGGCTACAAGTGATATAACCACGTCAACTAATTTTTATCAATTAGATACAAATCCTTTAATAGCTAGACTAGCAACATTAAACTCAGGAACTACAGTTGTAGGTGTTACAGATCCTACAATGGTACCACAATTATCTATATTAGAAACGGAACCTCAAGATTCTTTATTAGATATATTTTGGGAAACCCCTACTGTTGATTTAATAGCTGATTTAAATGATGAAATAAATTCTTCTTATGACGGTGCGGTAGGGTTTGAAAGTTTTAATTCTAATAATTTAACAGAGTCTTTAAATGGAAACTTTATTACAGGTTTATCACCTGTGGGTGTAGATGGAACCAACTTAATTAATACAAACATTAGTAGTAGTATAGTTGTAGACGGTAGTGACCAAGATGTTACCTCTAGATTTACATTAGTAAGAACAGGGTCTGGTACTGGTGGAGATCCTTATTTGTATAATTTTGGAATTATAAATAATACAGCTGCAAATGATTTTGTGTATACATCGGATTCAGCAAAAAGAACCTATATTTTTACAGTTACTGTCGTAAATAATGCTACTAATCCCGCTATTGTTTCCGAGCCTTTACAATTAACTTTTAATTTACAAAATGTTTTACCAGTTATAAATGGAGGCAGTGCTTTACCGGCTATTAATGGTGTTCAAACAGCTTTTACAGGTGATATTGGTTCAGCTATAACAGGAGTAAACGGTGCTTTGGTTGCTGCTTTAAATCAAGAGGAATTAACCTGGAGCATAGAAGGTGGTAATTCTAGTAATTATTTTGAAATTGATCAAGATGGTCAATTAAGTAAAATTGTTTCAGGAAACTCTACCGCTGGTACTTATAATTTAACAATAAGACTTTCAGACGCTGGAGGTTATAGTGAAAAAGTACAACAAATAAACGTTATTGTAAGTGTTATAGGAACTCCTTTTACGGCTTCACCAGCAGGAACTTTTAATCAATCTTGTCATTTTAGTGGTTCAATAAACCCTAACTGTGGAACTAATCAATATTATAATCAAACATCAGCAACACCAACAGTAAATGATATTATAAGACAAGGACCAAATGGTGCATCATCACCTTTAGCGTCTTTAGGATATTATTCATATGATTGTGGTAGTACTGGAGCTGGTAATAGAAAATATTTTAGAATAGCTGGAAATGATGGTAAGATAACACAGGTAAGTACTTGTTAAAATAAGTGATAATAAATTATGGCGGTAATAGAAGTAAAATATTTTAATACTTTTTGGTTAAAAAAGATGAAAAATGTAGTTGATGCAAGCCCTCAACCTATAGCGCCATATGATGTGATTCCCGGTGGAAACACAAGTGCTATACCTTCTGTACCTGTTTTTGCAACAGATGCGGCTAATGACTGGGCAATAGAAGAATCTAGAATTAGAGGCGGTTATAATAATACAACTGTAGATTTTGGTGTTAAAGCTTATTTAGACGAAGAAGATCCTATTCAACAACATAGGTTTAATTCTTTAATATATTCTGGTATATTTAATTCAAGAACAGGTGTTAATAATACTAATCAGTTTTCTGTTAGTGAAGACATAACTAAATCTGCTGATCCAGCCAATGGTTCTATACAAAAATTATATGCTGAAGACACTAACTTAATTATATTTCAAGAAGATAAAGTTAGTAAAGCATTGATAGATAAAGACGCTATATATTCAGCTGAAGGTAATGCCACCGTAACATCTACACAGCTAGTTATAGGTCAAATCGTAGCTTATGCAGGAGAGTATGGTATAAGTAAAAATCCAGAAAGTTTTGCTGTATATGGTTATAGAAAATATTTTAGTGATAAAAAAAGAGGTGTAGTATTAAGATTATCAAGAGATGGTATAACTGAAATATCATCATATGGTATGCATGATTTTTTTAGAGACCAACTACAGGTTGCTGATAAAGTTGTTGGCGGATGGGATAATCATAATAAAAACTATATAATATCTGTAACTAGCAAAAGAATAGGTACTGGATTAGTAGGTGAAAATGGTCAAAATGCAGCGGCTGTGGGTAATAACATAACAGTTACTTTAAATGCTGGTATTGGTAATATTCAAGCTGGTGATAAAATTTATAAATATACTGTATCTGGTCAGGTTACAGGTGAGTTTTATGGAACTGTGTTATCCGTTATTCAAACCACAAACCCAGCATCGTTTACAGCAAACATTTATAATCAAATACCAGCTTTACAACCTATTATATTTTGGACAAATCCAACTTCAACGTTATCTTTTGATGAAGGTGTTTTAGGTTGGACAAGTTTCTTTAGTTATGAACCTACTTATATAACAAGTTTAATAAGTGAATTTTATAGCTTTTTTAGCGGAAGATTATATTTGCATAATGCTTCACCGTCTATATCTAATTATGGCCAATATTACGGTATTAACAACGATTCTAATGTTACTATTGTATTAAACAATGATCCTTCAGTTGTTAAGAATTTTAAAACTATAAACTATGAAGGTCAAGATGGTTGGGAATTAGAAAGTATGACCGCTAGTTCTGGAGACGTTACAGTCCCGATAACAAAATATATAGCACCATCTGGTGTTAGCTTAAATACCCTATCTGTATTAGAATCAAATATTTTTGCTAATAATTTTAAAAGAAAAGAAAATAAGTTTTTTGCAAACTTAATAAATAATTCAACTGTAACCGCTGGTGAAATATTGTTTGGTCAAGAATCAACAGGAATAAAAGGTTTCTTTTCAACTGTTAAATTAAAAATAGTAAATTCAGATTTTACTACTAAAAAAGAATTATTTTCAGTGTCATCAGACGTTGTAGAATCATCATACTAAAGAATTATGGAAGAATTTTTAAATATAATATACGAGTGGCTTTTTGGTAACCCATATGGTGTTACTATGGCCGTAATAGATCCAATTGTAGGTGGGGCTTTAATAGGAGGTGCTGTTCAACTAATTGGCGGTTTGTTCGGAGGAGGATCAGCAAGAAGGGCAAGGCGTAGAGCGGAAAGAGAAAAAAGAAGATTAGAAGGTAAACTTGATAGTTTAGAAAAATCAAGGCAAGCTATAATAAACCCCTATGCCGGAGTTTCAGACGTTTCTTCTATGGCAAAAGACTTAAGTAATATGGTTTCAAATCCTTATGCTAATTTAGGCGTGGCAACTCAAGCAGCTGAAATACAAATAGAACAAGCTGATATTGCTTTAGCAAATACACTAGATACATTAAGAGCTACCGGTGCAAGCGCTGGTGGTGCTACCGCTTTAGCACAAGCCGCTTTACAAAGTAAAAAAGGTGTGGCTGCAAACATAGAACAACAAGAAGCTCAAAACGAAAAATTAAAAGCACAAGGCGAAGATAGTTTACAAAGATTAAAAATGGATGAGGCTAGAAGATTACAAGGTATAGAACTTAGTGAAGCTCAAAGATTACAACAGGCTGATGTAGCAGGTAAACAGTTTGTGTTTGGACAACGTGAAGCAAGAGAAATGCAACAATTAGATAGAGTTTCTGCTCAAATATCTGGCGCTCAAAGACAAGCTATGGCAGCTAGAGCAAATCAGTCAGCTATAACAAGTAGTATGTTAACTGGTCTTGGAGGTATTGCCTCTGCATATGCTGGTAATGCTTTAGGTGGGACTAAACCACCAACTAGTGATTTTAGTTTTGGAACTCCTGGTTTTTCTGATTCTATTTATAAACCGTCTATACCTTCTTATAATTTAGGTTTAAGTGGTGGTATAACTGGTCCTAGTATAGGAGGTAACGCTTCTGGTTTTAATATTTCTAATTATACTGTTGATTAAATAAAAAATTATGAGTTATAGAAATCCAATTACATACGTTGATACAGAGAGTGGTAAATATTATGCTCAAGCACTACAAACTATAGGTAATCAAACAGCTAATGTTATAAATAAATTAGGTGCTAAAGCTGAAGAAGAAAGAAAGAAAAGAGAAGAAGAAAACAAAAGACTTCTTCAAAACACCATAAAGTTTAATTTAGATTATCAAAACTCTGCAGATCTAGTAGCTAAAGATTTTGATATACAACCTGCTTTACAACCAGCTTTAAGTGCTATGGTAGATAAAGGTGCTGATATAAAAGCTAGATTATTTAATGCTAAAAGCCCTAGTGAAAGAGCTATGTTACAAAAAGAATTAGCAGCTTATGAATCATTTTTTAAAGGAGGTGGTATGGGTAATTTATTAAAAAACTTTCAAGGTATGAGAGAAAGTTTTGCTAAAGGATTTACTCCTGGTAAAGGTGGTTCAGAAGGTGGTATTGATATGCAAAAAATGGATAACAATCTTTCAAAATTTTTCCTATCTACTTATAATAATAATTTACCATCTGATTTAGGTATAGATATTGTAAATAAAAATGGGTCATTTGATATTATTTTAAATTCAAAAGGTGGTACTTTTGGTGATTTATCAGATGATTATCAACAAAGTTTAGGAGCTCTAATGTCTAGTGAACTCCCTATTATACCAAGTGTAACTGCTGAAAATGATGCTATACTTCAAGAGCAGAAACTTTTAGATAAAAATGGTTTTGTTTCAAATAAAGGTTTGGTAGCTTATTTAAAAGCCGCAGGAACAAAAAAATTAGGTGATGGTAGAGTTTTTCAAACTTATGAATTAAATGATGAAGGAATGCAAAAGTTTAGAAATGATATGGGTAAAGATGTTTTATCTATAATCGCTGGTTATTCTAATCAAGATGATTTACAAGATTCACCAGCTAGTGGTTTTAATCAATTAGAAAGCTATTATAACAATGTGTTAAGAGAAAAAGGAGATCCTGAATTAAAAATAGGTAATGAAGATGGAACTGTTTTAGATAAAGAGTCTTTAAAAATATTTAAAGATAAAATGGTAAATAGATTAGAAGAACAGTTTAAAAACGGTATAAATCCTGAGCAATTAGTTAAACCTAAAACCCCACCTTCATCTACTTCACCTAAACAAGCTGCTATAGAAATATATAACGAAATAATCAGAGACCCTATTTCCGCTTATAATAGATATAACCAAGGTCCTAACGAGCAAGCAACTTTAATAGAAGGTTCAATTATTTCTGTTCCTAAGTTTGATAAAGATACGGGAGAGCCATTAGATCCAGTAAGATATAATATGGATAGAAAACAAGATAGAGCTATATTTTTTAATGAGGTATTAAACCAAAGTGATCTTGTAGGTAAAGATGATAAAGGAAGAAAAATTAGATTAGAATTTCCTAAAATTGTTGATGAAATGAGTGATAAATATATAAAAGAAAAAACTAAAAAATTTAAAAAAGATCAAGAAAAAATTAATGCTAAAGATTTAATCAATAAATATAAAAAATCTTAATAATAATGGAAGAGTTAGAAAAAATTGTTCAAAGAATGATTGACGCTGGAGAATCTGAAGAAAATATAGCTAAAGTTATTAGAGAGTATAATAAATCTAATCAAATAAAAGATAGCGAACCAGTAAAGACAACACCTGTAGTTCCGGATGCGGTTGCAGGAGAAGAGATAGCATCCGATATGGCATTACCTTCGGATCCTGGTTTATCGGATTTAGTAGGTCCAAGTGAAATTCCAGAACCTGATACAAGTTTTGTTCCTTTTGAAAGCCCTGAAGCTGCTAAAACAGCTGAAGAAGAAATAAAGTTAGAAAGAGAAAACGAAAACCAAGTAGCTAGAGATTTTATAAATACATTTTTATTAGAAAAAGGAATACAACCTGAATTAGCCGGTAGAGATGAAGGTGAATTAACTGAAACAACAGCTTTTGAAGAAACTAAAAGAATTTCTAAAAGTGAAATAGAAGCAAGAGAAAAAAGGGTAAAAGAAGCAGAAGAAGTTGCTTTAGGAGAAAAAGAGTTAAGTGAATTAGAACTTATTACAAATACTTTAGGTAATCAACTAGGAAGATTAACAACTTTTGATGATACCATGAAATGGGCTTGGGCTTGGTTAGGTAAACAAACTAATGGTTATGATATATATGCGTCTGATTATGATAAAGATTATTGGGATACTAAATTAGGCGAGGCTGAAGCAGAAATAGAAAGAGTTAATTCATACGCTGCTCCTGTTGCTGAATTTACTGGTTTAGGAGAAAAAAAAGGTGTTAAAAAATTAACGTATGGCGCCGCCGCTGTAATAGACGGTGCTGCAAATGTAGTTTCATCTCTACTTATTTCAGCTCCTACTTTAGGTATAGGTTTAGGTGCAGAAATGATAACTAGATCGGTACAAGATTATAATTCTGAAAAAGCACAAAGATTAGGTTTAAATAGTGCTGAGCTTATTGATCAAGGTGAAGCTGAAGTTGCTATTCCTGCAGCATTAGGAACATTTGGGTTTGCTTTAGAAAAAATTGGTTTAAATAGGCAAATGAAGTATATTAATGCCATGTCTTATGGTAGTAAAAAACAATTTTACCAATGGTTGTTAGCTAGTACGTTTGAAGGTGGAACAGAATTTGCACAGCTCGGTATAGAAACTTTTAACACAGAGTTAGGGAAAGATAAAAGTGTTTTAGAAGCAGGAAAAAAAGCGTTTAACACAATGTTCAGTCCTGTCGGATTAGAAGCTTTATTAAAAGGTGCTTTTGGTTCTGCTGTAGTTACAACTTCGGGTAGAAATTTAAAAGCAGCGGTAGGTTTAAGAACATCTACAGAAAATGAAAATATACAAAATACAATAAACGAAATTGCTGATTTAGAAATTAGTAAATATAGAAAAAACTTAACACCAGAAGATATAGGTAGAATAAACAAAGCTCAAAATGAGTTGCGAGCTGATTTAATGATTGGTTATAATAAAAACCAAGAATTAGTAAATGTTTTAAATGAAAGTGAAATAAATCAAATTAATTTAAACTTAAATACAATTGAAAATTCACAAAAAGAAATTCAAAGCGTTATAAATTCAGATAAATATACCCAAGAGAATAAAAACATTATAATTAAAAGTTTAAATAAGGAAATAGAAAAAGCTAAGCAAGATAGTTACGATATAAGAAACACAGCTGAAAAAATAACTCAATCAACTGAAACAATAAAAGAAAAAGCTACAGAAATAAAAGGAGTTCAAGTTAAAGATTTTGAAACAACAAAAGAAGTTGAAGACTTTGTTAAACAACAAAACCCTGATCAAGACACTACTAAAGCTTCTGAACAACAGGGTTTTATAGTTCAAAATCCTAATACTGGAGAACAAACTATAGTTATTAATAAAGAAGTTGCTAAACAAGAAAAAGCTGTTAACGTTGCCGCTCACGAGTTTTTACATGCTATACTATATAAAACGGTTAAAGATAGTCCTGAAACTTCTATAAACTTAGGTAATGCATTATTAAACGAGTTAAATAAAATAGATGCAAGCAAAATAAAAGATAGCAAGTTTAAAAAACGAATGGAACAATACGCTGATCAAAGTAAAGATGTTCAAATGGAAGAGGCTTTAACTTTATTTTCTGATGCTATAGCAACAGGTGACATTAAATTTAGCGAAAATGTATTCACTAAGATGGGTGATGTTATAAGAAGATCTTTGCAAAAATTAGGTGTTAATATTAAATTTAATAACGGTAGAGATGTATATAATTTTGTAAAAGATTATAACGCTAGTATTGAAAAAGGAGATTTAAGTTTATCTCAAATTAAAGCTGCATCTAGAGGTGTTGAGGGTAAATTAGTTACACCTAAGCAACAAGAGCAAGAAATTGAAACTATTATAAAAGAATCTAAAGCTGATTCAGATGCTGTTCAAACTATATTTGAACAAAAAGGTAAAGAAGGTGCATTTGAAATAATAGAAAAGTTTAAACCTATTACAAATAAAATTGTACAAAGAAGAAGTGAAGCTCCTGGGTTTGATAGACAATTATTAACCGATGAAATAGAAACTGGTAAACGTGGTATTATAGATTTAATATCTGAGTATGATGCTAGCAAAGGTGTTCCATTAGCTGCATACATTAATAAATTTTTACCATCAAGAGCTATAGAAGCTTCTAATAGAGTTTTAGATACTGAATTTAAGCTAGACGTAACAGAGGCTAGAGGTGTTACAGATACAACAACAGAAGAAGTTACAGAAACTGTTGTAGAAAAACCTACTAAAGCAAAAGAAAGTTTAAGAGAAACAATAAAAATTGATCAAAAAACTTCAGATAAAATTAGAAAAGCAGTAATAAAAACTTTTGGTACTAAATTACCATCTTTACAGTCTCCTAAATTTAAAAAAGCAATAAAAAAAGCTTTTAAAACAGAACTTAAAACAACTATAGCTAAAGATGTTTTAGGGTCAAGAACAGCTTATGAAACTTTTTTAAGAAATAATTTTAAAGAAATATTAAATGCGTTACCACAAGAAACAATAAATAAAAGATTTAGACCATTTGCAGAAGACACTGGTAAAAGAGAAAAAACTAAAGAAGGTAAAAAAATATTTAAGAAAAAAGATATTATTAAAGCTGAATTTATTAATTACTTTTTAGGTAGAGATGTTGGCGCATCGACTAAAGGCACTAGAAAAGACGCGTTAGCTGAAGCATTAGCTGAAGAATATGCTTTAGATGCTACTATGGAAACTTTGCAGCAACCAGAAGTTTTAAATAAATTTAAAGATATATTAGTATTACAAGACAATATTGTTGCTAATGAAATAGAACTGGTAAGTAAACAGATAGAAAGAAGCCCTGATCTTAAGTTTTCTAAATCACAACAGGTATTTGAAAAAGATTCATTAAAGTTGTTAAGTTTAGTTCAAAAAGAAAATGTTGAAGATATATTTAATGAAGAAGGAAAGCTTATAGGAGAATATGAAGGAAAATTTGTTGATGAAGCAAGAGATTTAATATGGGATACATATAGCGAAGGTATAATAGATGATGAAAAAGGTTTAAAATTTAAACAGTTAGTTTACAATAGTAAGAATATATCTAAAAAAATAATTGAACAATTTAAAGAACAAGGAGCTTTTAGATACAATAAAGATTCTAAAGATCTTTTAAACAAAGATAATAAAACAATAATTAAACAATTAGGTTCTGATATTTTAAATATAATGGGCTATGATTTTTTAGGTTATTATAACAGGGCTTTAGATCCAGCTGCTACTAAAAAAGATAAAATAACTAAAAAAATAATTGCAGGTGCAAAAGGAGAATATTTTGATTCGTTAAAAGAAATAAAAAATTCAATTAAAAACATAAAAAGTAAACTTCCTAAAGACTTTAATTTAGAAGATGTTAGTTTAATGAATAAAGTTTTTCCATTATTTAAAGCTGTTAATAAAATACAAGCTAGCGAAAAAAGTAAAGCAGAAAAAATAATAGAACTTCAAAAATTAAAACCACAAATTGAAGCGGCTAATGAAGCTAATATTAAATTAGCTGAATTTATAACTAACACTATAGGTAATTTATATTTAGATGGTAAGATTGATGGTTTAACTGTTTTAAACTTAATGCAATTACAAACTAATGCTGTAAAAGGTATAAGAGCTTTAACAAGTTTAGATTTTATTACTTTAGAATCTGGTTCTCAGCTAACCAAACAAGGTCAAACTTATTTAGAATCTAAAGGAGAACATTTAGCGCCAAGTTCTAATTCAATGTTTGAGTTAGCAGAAATAATACTAAATCCTAAAACAACCAAAGAATCTTTAATTAAAGATGTTTCAAAAGTTTTTAAAAACCATACACAATGGTTAACAACTAAAGAATTAACCAAAGTAATAGACAAAAAAGGTGGTCAAAATAATCCTACAAATAGAAATAGAATTAAGTTTTTAGAAAGAAAAGATATTAATAATGTTGTAGGGTTTGATGGTAAGTCATATGAAGAAACTATGGTTGACTATGCTATTAATGAAGCTAGGCAAGAAGCTTTAGAAAAATCTGAAGAAAAAGCTAAGGTTTATAATGAAAAAATATTACCACCAGTAATTAATGCTAAATTTTCTAAATCAACTACAAATCAAGAAGTTTTAAACGAAATGCAACGTTTAGATACTGAAGCTCAAGAAGCTAGAATTAAATTTAGTAAATCAAAAAATCTTAATAAAGATTTTAATGATATAATAGAAAGAGCCACAGGTATTGGTACGGAAAAAAGATATGGTAGAACAAAAGCAACAGCAGTGGGAGCTAATAAAGGTAGATTTGATTTATTAGGTATACCACCATCTGCTCAAGACTTTGTAGGTTTAACTAGATACTTTGCTGGTAAAGGTAAAAAAGGTGATGAAACTATAGCTTGGGTAAAAGAAAACTTTTTAGATCCATTTGCTAGAGCTAATATAGATATATCAAACGCAAGAGTTGCTTTGGCTAATGACTTTAAAGCTTTAAAAAAATTATTAGGCGTTAGCCCTAAAGACTTAAACAAAAAAATAACTGGTGAACCTTACACTGTAGGTAACGCTGTTAGAGTTTACACATGGATACAACAAGGTATGACTGTGCCCGGTTTATCTAAAGCTGATCAAAAAATATTAGAAGATTATGTTACTGCAGATGAAAACTTAGTTACATTTGCTAATGAACTTATAGCAATAAATAAAGATAATGGTTACCCTAAACCCGGAGATAATTGGTTAGCTGGTACTATCACAACTGATTTGCTTTCAGGTTTAAATACTGTTGTTAGAGCTAAATACTTACAACAATGGCAAAACAATGTTAATGAAGTTTTTACAGAAGAAAACATGAATAAGCTTGAAGCTGCTTTTGGTAAAGGTTACAGAGATGCTTTAGAAAACATGCTCGGTCGTATGAGAACTGGTAGCAATAGAGGTTTTAAAGGTGATACATTAACTGGTAGATTTATTGATTGGATTAATAATTCTGTTGGTGCTATTATGTTCTTTAACATGAGATCAGCTGTTCTTCAAACTATATCAGCTGTTAACTTTGTAAACTTTACAGACAACAACCCATTAAAAGCAGCGGCTGCATTTGGTAATCAACCACAATATTGGAGTGATGTAATTAAACTTATGAACTCTGATTACTTAGTTGAAAGACGTAATGGTTTAAAAATAAATGTTAGTGAAGCTGACATTGCTGAAATTGCAGCTGAATCTAAAAACAAAGCTAAAGCTTTTGTTAGTAAAATATTAAAGTTAGGTTTTTTACCTACACAGATAGCAGATAGTTTTGCTATTGCCTCAGGTGGTGCTACATTTTATAGAAATAGATACAAAAGTTTAAAGAAAGAAGGTTTATCAGACAAAGAAGCTGAAGCTCAAGCGTTTCAAGATTTTAGAGAAATAGCAGAAGAAAACCAACAATCAAGTAGACCTGATAGAATTAGCCAACAACAAGCGGGTCCAATGGGGCGTATTATATTAGCTTTTGCAAACACCCCAGCACAGTATGCAAGATTAATGCAAAAAGCCGCTAGCGATCTTAAGAATCGCCGAGGAGATGACAAAACCAATATATCTAAGATATTATATTATGGTTTTATACAAAATGTAATATTTAACGCTTTACAACAAGCTTTATTTGCTATGGCTTTTGCTGACGAAGAACCAGACGAAGAAAAGAAAAACAAAAAATATACTGGTATTGTAAATGGTATGGCTGATTCATTATTAAGAGGTGTTGGTTTTCATGGAGCTGCCGTGTCAACTTTAAAAAACACTATAATGAAACTTGCTGAAGGCAAAGAAGCTCAAGATGCTGCTATTGAAATGCTAGATATTTCACCTCCTATATCTTCTAAAATAGGTAAATTAAAATCTGCTGGTAGAACGTGGGATTGGAATAAAAAAGAAATAAGAGAAAAAGGTTGGTCACTAGATAATCCAGCTTGGCTTGCTAGTGGACAAGTAATTAGTGCTGCTACTAATATACCACTTGATAGAGGTATAAGAAAATTACAGAATTTAAAAGAAGCTTCTGATGCCGAAAACGAAGAATGGATGAGGGTTGCTAACGCTCTTGGTTGGCAAAAATGGGAACTTGAGTGGACAAAAGACAAACCTAAAAAGAAAAGTAAATCAAGAACAACTTCTAGAACAATATCTAGAAATAAATCTAAAACAAGATAATATGAACAAATCACCATTAGCTAGAAAATTAAGTGCTAGTTGCAAAGCTGCAGCTAAGAGAAAATTTAAAGTGTACCCATCAGCTTATGCTAATATGTGGGCCTCAAGACAACAAGGTAAAGGTAAGTGTTAATGGCTAAGGAAAGACCTGAATGGAAAGACAGTAAATATGCTGATGCTAAAGGTAAATTTAAAGATTTATCTTGTGATGCTCTTGCTAACTGGCTTATTAAAAGCCGTAAAGGAAATAAAAAAGCTATTGTAGGTAGTTTAAATCAACAAATAGTTTTTAATCGTAAAAAAAATCCTAGCTACGCTAGCAAAATGAAATGTGCTAGAAACAAAGCTATGAAAAAATTAGGTAAGTAATGGCAAAAGCTTATAGAGGTGTTTTAAAAGCTCGTATAAATAAACTTTATGGAGGTGATGTTACTTGTAGTAAGGTTAAAAAATTAAAAGCAAGACCAAAAGCGACTAAAAGGGATGTTCAATTAGCTAATTGGTTTATCAATATGCAAAATTGTAAAAGATGAATATTTTTAATGATTTTAATTTAATAAAATTTAAAAATAAAAAACCTGCTTCTGATAATTCTTTGAAAACTTTTAAAGAAATAAAACAAATAGAAAGTCTTTATCATAATAAAAAGTTTGTTAAATATTATGATAATATACCTAAGGTTTTTAAAAACATAGTTAAAAAGTTTGGTAGAAAATTTCCAGAAGATTTTGTTATAGATTTATTAAACGGTACTGAAGATTTAATATTAAAATTAAAAAATTATCACAACAGACCTAGACCAAAAGAAGTTGCTAAAAATTATAATATAGATTTAGATATTGTAGATTTAGATACTGCAAAAACTAAATCATACCCTTCAGGTCATTCAGCTCAAGCAGAGCTTTTAGGATTAGTATTAAGTGATATGTATCCTAATTTAAGATCACAAATAATGAAGGAAGCAAATAATGTATCTTTAAGTAGAAACATAGGTAGACTTCATTATGATTCTGATAGCCAAAATGGAAAAGAACTAGGTCAAGCTTTATATAAACATTATAAAATAAAAAAAGATGCCATATAAACAATTAACATCTCCTTTTACAAAGAGTGGTCCAGCAAGATGTTGGGATGGTTATAAGCCTGTTAAAGGTAAAAAAGCTTATGAAAAAGGTAGCTGTGCTCCTGCTAAAAAAAGCAATGGTCCTGCAAAAGGAACCAAAGGTGGTGGAACTAGAAAAGTATGTTTGCCTAAAGCTAAAATAGCTAGCATGAGTAAATCAGAAAGACAAAAAGTTATTAATGCAAAACAATCAGCGGCAAGCAAAGGTAAATATAAAAGATCAAGTAAAAGTAATGTTAGCGGTACTGCTAGCAAAGGTTTAAAAGATTGGGTTAAACAAGACTGGAGACAGGTTGGTGATCCAAGTAAGAAATGTGGAGAATAAAAACTATAAATATGGATTCAAAAAAATTAAAATCAATATCAACTCAATTAAAAAAAGCATCTAAAATGCACAGAGCTCAAGCTCTTAAAATAGATAAAATATTAAAGTCTTTAACAACTAAAAAATGAAATTATGGAAAATTGTCCTTTTTGTAACGGTAACGCTGGTTGTTGCTAGTTGTGGAACTTATAAATTATCATCATACGAACCACAAAAAAATTATTTTCAAACTATTACATCATCTTATGAATTAAAACGTAAGATGCAAACAGATTGGTTGTTTAGACAAAACTATATAACTTTTGCTGTAAATCAACCTAGATCTTGGTATAATGAATATTATAGCCAAAACTACATGTTTAAAACAGACTTTTCTAGCTTTGATTTTTATTGGAATAGACATGAGATTTGGTGGGATTGGGGATTTAATTCGTATAATTGGTGGGGATATAAATGGTATGTGCCTAGTTATTATTCTTATTGGCCAAAAACTTATGCTTGGCATGGGGATGGTGCATTTATGAATGGAAGAAGGTTATCAAATACTATAGTGATTAAAAAAAGAAAAAGTAATATAGATAAAGTTTATAATAAATTAAAAACTATAGTAAAAGAAAATCCTAATATTACTATAAACAATGGTCGGAACAATAATAGTAAACGTAACTACAGCGAACCTAGATTTACACCAAGAATAGATCCTAATAAAGGACGCAGTATAAATAATAATTTTACAAATAACAACTCAAGATCAGCTCCAGATATAACCGCTCGACAATCTGGTAGTATTTTATTAAAGAGCAAAAAATAAATGGGTTAAATATGAAAAAAGAAGTAGGTGTAGATATAGACGGCGATGGAAAGCCAGACTTAAATTTAGATTTAAAAACTATTATTTTAATTTTAGGTGGTTTAATATCTATAACAATGACTTATACTACTTTAACTGAGCAGATTCAGTTGAATAAAGCTGGTATTGAAGAAGCAAAAAAATTACCTCCGGCACAATCGCATGAGATTATAGAACAAAAGCTAGTGTATCTTGAAGAAATGATGGATAAACTTGCTGAAGATCATGATAAACGTTTAGATAAAATAGAAGATAAAATTTATAGAAGATAAAATATGGCAACACAAATAGGAGAAGACACTCAAGTACAACTAGACCTTAAAACTATTGGGATGATAGTTGGAGGTGTAATAGCTTTAGCAAGCATGTGGTTTACTCTACAAGGTGATATTGAACAATTAAAAAATCAGGTCGCACCTGAGGAGTTCGTAAAACAAATGGAATTTCAACTTAAAGATGAGTTGATACGTTCGACTATTCTACAAATAGAAAAATCCACAGAAGGACTAAAAGAAGATATTTTAGAGAATAAAGAATCAATAGAAAAATTAGAAGATAAAGTTTATAACAAATGAAAAATTTAATTACAATTATATTATTGTTGTTTGCTTTTATAGCGACAGCACAAGAGTACACTTTAATGCATATAAATGCTAAATGGAATGAATCAAATAATTTTGATTTAAGAGGTATAAAAGAAGCAAAAATACAATACGCATTATTAGAAGACCAAGCGCCTGCTTTAAAGGAACAAATAAAATCAGTTCCTTTAATTATATTGTTAGATAAGAATGGTAAACCAAGGGGTCAATGGAAAGCTGATTTAAGTTTTAAAATAACAGCAACAAAAGAAGAAATTCAAAATAGAATATATTTTTTAATATCTCAAAAATAACTAGGAATAAAAAAAATGGGCACCATACCCAAAAATTCCTGTAACAAGAAAGGGCCCTCATTACGAGAGCCCTTTTTTTTATTATCCGTCACAACTAAGACAGCTTTCGTCCATTGCTTGTTCAGCAATATCTCCACGTAATACTGACTCAGTTCTAGTGTAGTATAAGGTTTTAATACCTTTTTTCCAAGCTTCAAAATGTACTTTATTAATCCACTTAGGTGTAGCAACACTAGGAAAAGCTAAGTTTAAACTAACTGATTGATCTATGTATTGCTGTCTAATACCTGCTTGATTAATTAATTCTAATTGATTAATCTCTTTAAATGTTTTAAAAACATCTTTAGCTGGTATATCATTATAAGGTCCAACCATAACTTTATTAAGTTCTTTTACTCCTTGTACTGATCCTCCGTCTTTTAATATTTTATTCCATATCTTTTCATTATCTATTTTGTTTTTGCGTAATAGTTTTTTAAGAGTTGGATTTTTTCTAATAAAAGTTCCTTTAGCACTTTGCTCTGTAAATACATTAGCGGCCCACGGCTCAATACCTGGACTAACGTTTCCACTAAGCTTAGAATTACTAACAGTAGGAGCAATAGCGCGTAAATGGGTGTTACGTAAACCAGTACCAACACACCAAAGAGGTTCTCCAAAAGTTTCTGCGAGAGCCATTGAAGCTCTTTCAGACTCGATTTTAATTTGACTAAATATTTTTCTTGTTTCATATTGTGATAATAATCCTTCAAATGGTAAACCTTTTTCCTGTAAATAAGTATGCCAACCTAAAACGCCTAAACCTAATGCTCTTCCTTTTTCTGCTGATCTAACTGAATTATGAAATCCAACTTTACCTTTTGATTTTTGTATAAATTCTTCTAAGACACCGTCTAAAAACCAGATTGAATCATATATTAAATTTGTTCCTTTCCACTCATCATACTTAGCTAAGTTTAATGATGATAAACAACAAACAAAACTATGAGATTCGTCTGTATGTAATACAATCTCAGAACATATGTTCGTCATATGTACTTTTAACCCATGTTTTTTATAAGCTGTTGGGTTACTTTTGTTTGTATTTCCCTTAAATAAAATATAAGGTTCTCCAGTTGCTTTACGTTTTTGTAATAACTTTCCCCATAATCTTCTCGCTGCTTTATCTCCGTTTTCAACTCTTCGCATAAACTTGTCGCCGACCACAGCGCACTGGTGTAAGTTGAGGGATTGACGATTAATGTCTCCTTTAGGTTCTCGTATTTCCAACCACTCTTCAAAATCGGAGTGTTCAATATTAATATTAACGCTTGCAGCTCCTCTTCGGACAGATCCTTGGTTCGTTGCAAGTATAGTTGAGTCGTAGATCTTACAAAAAGGCACAACTCCATCAGATGTTCCATTTCCTTTTATATTTGCTCCGGCAGGACGAATTTGATTAATACCAATACCAACCCCGCCTCCGTGTTTTGCTAATAGCATCATTTCTAAATTTTTCTGGCCAATGTCCCATATACTATCTGCAACATCGATTCCAAAACAAGATATAGGTAAACCTCTGTCTGTACCTGTATTAGATAACACAGGAGAAGCTAAACACAACCAACCTTTCCATATATAATCAAAAAAAGTTTTAGCTAATTCCGGACGCTCTAAACGTCTAGCAACGTGATAACAAACACGTTCATAAGCTTCTTTAGGTGTTTCACCGTTATATAAATAACCTCCACCTATAGTTTTTCTGTATACATCAGTGTCTCCCCAACTTGGGTAATCAACTCCTTTTTTCCATTCATTATTCCACATCTGTTTCAAACTTTTTTTCGGGTTGAGTTCTTTTTTCTACATCTTGTAATTCTTCAACTAACTTTTTCCAAGTATCTTCACCTATATGTAATTGAAAAGCCGTTAAAGTACCTTTAGACATCATATCTACTTGTTGTAATTTTTGTATTAAACCATTAACAACATTTGTTAATTTATCTATTTTTTTTTGCATTAAAATTAATTTATTTTCTTTCATGATATTAAATGTTTTGTCCAGGCAAATAAGCCATTAATATTTAAAGCTACTAAGTTCCATTGTTTTCTAGCAGCTGTTTGTATCATAACACATATAAAACCAGCTATATATAACGTGGGTTCTATAGTCCACTGAGCAGCCACTAGAAAACCAGCACCCATATATCCTATACGAGTTGACATTTTTTCAAGTGGCGTCAGTTTTTTAGTTGTCGCTATTAGTTTTAGTAATCTTCTTTTCATTCCCAAATATCTTCAAAATCTTCTCCTTCATTTGCTTTGCTATAATCAGTCGGCCTAATAGCAAAAAAATCAGTGTGAGTGTGACCCCCAGTAAGATGGTCGAACCAAGCCATTTTATCAATTGACTTTTGGTCATAAGACTTTTCTGTCCAGTCCCACTGTTTGTATTTTCTTTCGGTATATCCGAGCTCTGCAAGCTTGTCACCGACTCTTTTTTTGATGAAGTGTTGTAAGTCATAAGCTGTTAAGTTTTCTATATCACCGGCTTCAAACATTTTAGTAATATAAGACATTTCTGCATTATGCATTTCTAATGCAGCTAAATATATATGTGGCTCGCATTCTTCTTTTAATCCTGGTATTTGAGAACACATATGTCTGAATAATTGACAACCCATTTTACTATGCAACGATTCATCTCTTACAGACCACTTCATTTGTTGTCCTATACCTTTTAGCATGTTTCTCATTTGAAAACTATATAATACAGCAAAGGCAGAATATAAACTAACCCCTTCAGCAAAAGCAGAAAAAGTAGCAAGAGACTTACCAATACCAACAGGATCGGACCCGACATAACTAACCAGGTTATCAAACCTTGCAGCGGTTGCAGGCTCGTGTAAAAAAGCTTCATAATCTTCGAGTCCAAGTGTTTCATTTAAATAACTGTAAGCTACAGCATGTATTGTTTCTTGTGAGCCGAACATCATAGCCATTTGCTGTATCTCATGTTTAGGAAACCATGATACGACGTTTTGCGTCCAGTAATCACTTACTGCACATTCTGTTTGTGCAAAACCTAATAATATATTACCTACTAAGTTTTTCTCTGCTGGAGTTAGTTTTTCATTCCAGTCTTTGACATCACCACTCATAGGTATTTCTGTATGTAACCAAAATGCTTGTGCTTGTTTTAACCAACCCTCAGTATAATACTCAGGATATTCAAAAGGTTTATATGGTATTCTTTCTGTAAATAGTGGTATTCCCATTAGCGTCCTTGGCCTCTATATTGTTTTTTATAACCTGTTTGTCCTTTGGAGGCGTTTTTAGAATGAACACCAGGTCTTCTTTTCTTATGTTTAATTATGTATGTTGATATTGCTATTCTTTTTGCCATTATTCATCGTAATATAAAGTTAAACAAATATCTATAAAACCTAAATATAACACGTGATCTACTTGTTTATCACCCTCTTCATAGGTTCTAATGCCGAATAATATACCAGGAAATACTCCGGCTGACATTTCCCATCCTGTATGTTTTTTAATCATAACATTTAATATTATATTGATCGTGTATCCTAACAAGATCTTTCCATTTTAAATAACCTCTTTTATTTACCGTCCATTTAATATAAGATTCTATTTTACGTTCTTTATATTTAGTTCTAGCTAAATGTTTAGAGGCCTGTTTGTTTCTTTGCATTTTTTCTATGGTTTTTTCTCATCTCTTTAATGTATCTTATAGTAAGATCACATTCAGCTTGGTTTTGAGGTTTAAACAAAGTCATTTTGTTTGCGTGTAAAGACATCCAAGATTTAAATAATTTCCAACGTAAAGGAAAAGACTCATTAGCTCTTCCTTTACATTCAATTACAAAATCTCTACCTACGAAATCTGGTTTATATGTTATAGGTAATATCGTCTTACATCCTCTGTTTTTAAATTCTCCTTTACCATTGCTACATCTTTCATATGACGCGCCTTCAAAATCAAACCTTTCCATTAAAGTATAACTTGTTGGTTCGTATTCCGCTACTATATTAGCTTCTTTTAAAGCTTTATACATATAAACTTCTAGTCCTGAAGCAAACTGAATACCATCGTGCTTAGTTTTCTTAGATCGGACTGGACCGCGTTTTTTAGAGTATTTCTTCTTCATTTACTTTTATATTAGTTACATCTTTAGTAAACTTATTGTAAACAACCTCTTCTATTTCATCTTGTAAACATCTTTTAGCTGCTTCAATATATAATAATGCATCCATTAATTCCTCTTGTACATCAACTAGGAATCGGTTAAGATCTTTTTCTTGACCTTCTATTTCTTGCATCATCGTAGCCCCATATTTTTTCTGACCTACAAGGCTTCGTTCATCCATCTTTCTTAAGACTTGTTGAACGATTTTATCTTTTGTTTTAATTTTCATCTTTTACAAATGTTCCGTTAATCATTTTACCTGTTCTTTTACTAATCACTTTATAAGCTTCAGCTATACAAGTTTCTATATGTACACCTCTTTGATGAGCTAAGTTAGTTAATACAACTACCATATCTCCAATAGCATCTATAACTTCTGGTTGATCGTCTTTTAATAAAGCTTTAGCAAGCTCACCAGCTTCTTCTTGAAGCTTGATGTATTGAGTGTTTACATCTCCTTTTTCATAAAGACCTCTTTCTCTAGCCCAATCTCTTATTTGCTCAAACATCTTTAAAGGTTTTTTACTACAAGGTTTAAAGTATCTTACAGCTTTAAAATAATTAGCAAAAGCTTTATTATAAATATACGATCTCTTATCGTTATACATTGACGTTATCGCGTTTTCTGTTATCCATGTGATTGTTTGCATATCTAATTCAAAAGTGCCGTGAGATGTTTCCCAGGACATTCCTATGTTGTCTACTAGATGTTCTTTTAATTTGTTTAAAGGAACTGCAAAAGTTGAAGTTTGTTCTGTTACGTTTATTTTCATTTTCTTAAATAAATTTTTATATTTCTTTCTATCGACCTTATAGCCGTAAGACTTTTGAAGTTCTATCTCTTTGTCTGATATATAATCTATATCATTCGATCGATCAAGAACTTCATATTCACTAGGGCCATAGCCCTGAATTAACGTAACACGATTATTAAGATTACGTGTTACACCAATCTTTTTACCCGGTATGTGGTATAAATAATACATATTATTTTAATTTATCGTTATACAAATGTAGGTTGTGCGCATAATGAAAATATGTACCAACCTTATATCCTGTTCTCTCTGCAACTAATTCTTGTAGCTTTGAAAAACAGTACTGATCATTACAGAAACCGTACCAGAGATCATTAGAACGCATTACAACAGACATATAAAGCTTTTTATTTAATACAGTAAATTGAACTGCATAAGTACAAGGAGTATCTTTACGATATTTTTTCCATTCTTTAGCATCATAAATACTTATAGCTGCATGTCTAGTATTAGGATTATCTTTTAATTTAGCTACAACATAATCTAATTGATGATCACGTTCCCATTGATAACCGTAATTACTATTTACATTACCATTGCTATCTGCCATTCGTTCCCATATTGGTGGTATCTTACCGTATATTTGGCCTAACTTAATTATGTTAGGATCTCCTGATAGGTACCATTTCCATTCAGCATCTGCATATTCCCAGTTCCACTGTCTATCTTCGTCTAATATGTGATTGTTTAAAGGATTTTTAATATAAAAACCTACATTAAATAAAGCCTTTGTATTATCAAACTTTAAACCATCGTTGTTTATTTTTTTATAAAAATAATCAAAAGCATCACTTGCTGTATCAAAGTTTCTTTTTGTTTTTATCATAATAAAATCTATATAATTCAAATATTTTAGCGTTGATTTGTTTTCCGTTATATTTATATGGTGATCTTTTTTTAGCTCCATTAACATCTACATCTATCCACCAAAAATAATTATCTCTATCACTACTTGCTGCCCATGGAGATATTTTAATTCCATTGTTTATACACCAACTATAGGCTTTTCTATTTTCATCAGTCCAATCAGGACCTACAATATTAACTTTTTTCTTCTTCCAAGCCGCACTCATTAATCCCAAGGCATTGATTCCTCTTCTAACTCAGCCATTTTA